ACGCTCCAGACGCTGCAAGCGTACTCATGCCAACACCACCCAAAAGAGGAAGCAAGAAAGGTAGAAACGCCTCTTGTTGTCCCGTGATTGGATTGGTGGTCAATTGTCCCGTCGGAGATAGAGCCGCAATGCCCTGAAGCTCAATCGGGTTCATGTGAACCAGCGTGGAATCTCCATACCGTCCGTATTGAGCTAAATTGTCAGCTACTCCCTGTAAAGGCTGTACCGTGCCGCCACCCTGATAACCACCAAATCCTCCTCCCTTGCCCGGACCCCCCGGTCGTTGTAACCCCTGACCATAGCCACCCATCTGAGGAGCCGTTGGGGGCAATCCATAGCCACCCATCTGAGGAGTCATTGGGGACGACCCAGCAGGTATCAGATCAGGTTGTCCATAAAGCCCTTGCTCAATGGCCGACTGGGGCGTCGGAGATAGATCCATAGGACGAGAAGAAACCGGAGGCGGACTAAATCGCCCAACTAAATCCTGATAACCCGCAGTTTGCGGCATTCCTTGCCAATTTCCTCTACCACCCTTTCCTGGGCCACCACCACGACCACCCTTACCCGGATTTGCAGGACCAACTGCATTGCCCATACCCATCAGCCCATCCTCTTTATAAGATAACTAAATATGTAATTATTCATAATCAATCCTATTTGGTCTCTACACCGAACAGTGCGAAGGACATATTTGTAGCACTAGCGTATGTTTTAACCACATCCTTCTGCCCAAAACACATTCCAATAACTGCGGTAAACGTATCATTCGCAGCCACACTTTTGTCGTAATACAAAAACTGCTTATCATCATCACTGGCAGCAGCAATGTTGATACGCAGTCTAAACGTAATGGCGCTTCCGGTCCTATTACAAGCCACAAACGAACTAACCGTGGTCTGCGTAAGGTCTGGAACTGTATACAGGGTCTGCTGTGTCGTTGCCGACGAATCAAGCTGGCCCAATACTTTAATAATGTCACTCACGAAGCCCCCATCAACAAGAATTGAAATCGTCGCATTGCCAAAGAACCGTCTTTATCAGCTTGGGTCTTGGCTAACAACACATCGTTCTCAATATTCTGTAATGCAAATTCAACAGTTCTACGCATGGTTTGTTCGTTTTCTATGTCGTACTCTGCGCCAGGCGAAGGCAAAGGATTTGTTCTCAATGAAGCCATCAGCGTCTCCCGTCCTGTCGCATCTCAAATCGTAAATCACCCAAGCGCCAGCCAAAACCAAGACCGCTACTCTCCACTCTGACAACCGACTCTCTCGCTCGGGCGCGTAAAAAATTCTGCTCGGTACTACTGGTAACCGTTGCCGTTGCCAACGTCGAGAGACTCTCCAGCGGAAATCGCTTGCCTTTAATGGTGATATCCATAGACGCACTGCCGGTATCACCGCTGAACCTGAAATCCGGGATCATTCGACTCATAAACATAAATCTGCCGCCATCATCCAGTTCCACATCGCCCGATTCAATATACGCCGTCATGGCAGAGCCATCATCGTCATAGCCGGTTTCATGCCTGTAAAGATAATTATTATTATCGGACGTTATAACTGAAGCAGCGAGCGGATAATCCCGCGTACCGGCCTCAATCCAAGAACCTCTGACCAGAGTGCCAATAGCCCACACATTCTCTGCATAATTGAATGTAACGTAGTTAGTAATATCGGTATCTTCTTCTCCGACGGGGTAATACCAAGTGACTTCAGAAAAATCCACATTGGTTGCCGCATGTACCTTGTACGCTTGGCCCAGATTAATATTGGAGAATACATGGTCTTTAACTGAGCATGGCACCGGCTGAACCGCGCCGTTGTAAACAAAGAAGCCGCCACGATCCATAAAATACACATTCCCACGAGCATTGGCTGCTGCGTTCGGGGAAATCATCGAAATATTATGGCTCAACAAATTAAACTGAAAAATAAATGGTGACCCGACAAATCGCATTGAATGAACGCTGGTATCCGTCCAGATCAGAATTTCCTGTCGGGTCTGTAATGCACCGATAATCTGCGATCCTTGATTAATTCGCGCACCACCGGCGGTATTGATTGCCGTTGGAGTCCAATCTGCCGCTGATTCCTGATCTGACCAGCGCACCAGCAACGGATCAATAAGGCTCGATCCAATGCTATTTACGCCAAAACAAATGACATGCTGATCCACATCAGAAACCATAATCTGTAATACCACTTCAGGTGTATTGGAAGCGCCACTAAGAGTGCTTAAATCCACCCCGCGGCTGCTCACACCTCCACTCGAATCCCAGTAATACACCCCACCGCCGCGCACATTCGCAACCAAATCTTCGCCAAAATTATCCTGGCTCCAAAGACGCAACTGGTTGCCACTGGCAATACTGCTGTGACTACCAAACGTCCCAGCACCCCATGTATTGGCGCCCCAACCCGTGCCATCCACATAAGTATTAGTACCAGTAGTAATCTGGTACGCACCAACTACAGAAGATCCGCCATTGCCAGAATCACTGGAATTTGCAGTGACTTCATCACCGGATGTGTCTTTAGCCGCGAAAGTGTAAGTATTTACAGTAGGAACGGTTGCAATCTGATATTCCTGATCCAGCACGGCAGCCGTAACCAAACCACCTAGACTTGCCGAACCGGAAAACGTCACAAAGTCATATTGGGTGGCACCATGAGAGGTATCTGTTGCTGTAATAGTGGACGATCCATCGGTGGCTGCGAACGTGACATCTCCTGCGGAAGTGGTCGATCTGATCGGCGTAATATCATTAAACCCAGTCCCTTCCGCCACGTATAACTTCAAATGAGTGCCAAGTCCTAAATATTTGTTAAAATCCAATGCAGCCCAATCATGGATTGACCGGCAGACACCCAGAAAAGCACTGGAAGAAAACTTTTCCCAGCCGCCTATTTTTTCAGGACGGCCCTTCCTGAACCGAACTTTATCCGAGTCAAACCAACCAAAGCCTGCACTATATTCAGTGCCTTCTTTGTTAACACCAGGCTTAAAATGTAATTTACCCAGCGGCATCGTTAACGCACCATTCTTCCAGCTCTGTAAATCCCAACAATTCCACCGTCAGCCATTTGATTTTGACGCTGCTCTCCCAAAAACTGTTGTATTAATTGGTCTGTGCTCTGCGGACCTGGACCTATAGGAACTTGGGCAGGCACTGGTGGTAAATATTGGTTTACTGGTCCACCCGCTGGCAAGAAACCACCCCCCTGAAACTGTTGTGAAGGTGGAAATTGCCCCCACCCTGGATTCGGCAGTGGAGGCTGCCCCCATGGATTCGGCAATGCACGCCGCTGCCCCCATGGATTCGACAGTGGAGGCTGTCCTGGCCCACCTTTGCCCGGACCAGTCTGTTGCTGTTGCCGTAGTATTTGAGGCTGGTATCCCAGTTGTGCGCCACTAGACCAAGGACTTCCCATTTGAGATCGACCACCAAACGGCGCTTGCTGTCCTCCGCCTGCCACGACTCCGTTTCCACCTTTACTCATAATGCTATCCTCAGTATTCGCCTGTACGAATTATCTCAGCCAACTCCGCAGCTCTGTTACCAACCTGCCCTGCCCATCGGCTGTCAAGAAATTGTTTACTGGCTTCTTTCCAGTCGCCAGAATTCATCGCCTCCAATGCCTTTCTGAAGCCTCTTAATCTTGTCTGTCCCAGATTGAAGCTGATATCCACCATTGCATCGGAACGCGCTTCATTAAGTCCTGCAAACCACGGATATTCGCCATCCAGCTCTTGAACCACTCGACCAATATCGTTCTCTAATAAATAATCAACCTCGTCATCCGAAAGCCCCAATCCTCTTTGGCGACCATTATCGCCAGCATCGATATTCCTACCAACGCCAATGGTCATAAAGTTCTCACTACACAAATAAGCATGGTTTTCTACACCTTCATGCCGACGCAACATTTCCGTTAATTTACTCATTCCTCTGTCTGTCGTTCTTTATCAACATCACGATAATATTCAATTATTGATAACACTTGTTTGATATATCGTTGGATCTGCCCCATGTTATTGCTGATATTCTCGTATCCTTTAGTGGTTAGCGAATACCACGCATTCACGGGAGCTTCGCCAGCTTTTAAATCGATCAAATACTCTTCCATCGTGTCCGGTGTCAAAATCTTCCATTGCACCGGCATACTCTTGATTCTGGGCGGCAATGGCGGGTGATACATGGGCGCTGCCTTCTCGATAGTCACCACTTCCACAGGGCGCACCTCCGGTGGGCGAAACGTAGTGCAGCCGCCGCAAATGATCAGCAGAACCAAAACCAAGACTTTCATGTTTAACCTTCTGTTTCTGCATTAGACTCATCTGGGTTCGTTAAATCTTCAAGCTCCTTAAAAACCGTTGCCGTACCACGGTTAACAATTTTTTCGATCAATCCAGGCTTACGCAACGACAGCATATTAAGGTCGTGACGAGCGAATTTCTCACGTAATTGATCAATTTTTTCGGTTGCCTGATTACTGGCAACAGTTAACAACTCAATACGCGCATCTGATGCTCGCTTAGTTGCAATCTGCTTTTCAATTTGAGCATTCTGCGTCTTAACAGCGTTTTCGAGGCGTAACTGATTATCCATTGTTACTTGTAACTGCATTGCTATAGCCATTTTCTCAGCCTCAGACTTATCGTAGTAGAGCTTGAAAGCTCCCGACAGCATCACCAAGGCAAATGCCAGCGCAATGGATAATTTAAATCCCATCGCTTAGTTACCCTTCTGCTTTGCTTTCCAGATATTCAGAGCCAACACATCAATCAACTTATATAATTTTCCGATCCATACATCGTCTTTAGGCGTTGGCGTCACAGCCGCAATAATGCTGGCAAGACATACAATTCCCGCAACAACCAATACAAATGTAATAATGAAATCAAACACTGATCACCTCATTCTTAATTAACCATTTTTTGATTATCGTCTTCCATTTTCCAGACATTCAGATTAGCCGCCACTGTACGTCGCTCACCGCCACCTTCAAATGGATAGACCATGTGCGGAAGCCAACTTGGGAACATAAGATATTTCCCTACTTCCGGCTTAATCACGAACGACTGAGGTGGCCGTAACCGCTCCACATCAATCACAGAATTGATTCCATAATTAAACGCCAAACATCCGTCCGCATTTCCGCTGGCGTTATACAAGGAATACTCAGGGCTTCCCGATGTCGGCTGGTCCAGTATCTGTCGTGGCACCTTTGTCCATGAAGTGCATGAAACACCCATCAGCGTCTTGGTGCCGTGATCATGAATAGGATTAAAATCACGTTCGTAACTATGCACTGACCAGAGTTCATCCACCTCGATTCGGCGGTCACCGTTTATCGGATTACCAGTAATTTGACTAAAATTTTTCAAATAATCAATTGCCAAAACTCCAGTCATTTCACAAAACTCAGCCAATCTTGGGTCGTTATGATCCATCGTCAACTGCTGCCCATGACCAATTTGACCCACCAGAGTTTTGGCATGAGAGGTGCGTGCATCCTGCTGCATCAATTCATCTAAATACTGATTAAGCCCATGCACCATATCTTCTGGCATCCATGTTTCTAAAAGAAACACCGATGGCAGCGTATGCATGTTGTATTTCTGTTCTATCATGACGGAATCGAAAAACTTTCATCAGCAATCGGATCTATTGCAGGATTGGTAATCACCGTATCTACCTGGCTGTCGAAAGCTGCATCCCAATTCGAGATAGGCAGTAACGCTTCAAGCTCGCTCTTAGTCCATAAGCCCTTCGCTTTCTTGGTAAATATCGTATTACCGTCATGATCTGTTGCTTCTATCGTTGTTGAAAACGTGGTCGTGTAATACGTCGCATCACCTTCAGCATCATTCTCATACTTCATTGCCAAATCCCAAGCTTCCACCTTACTGGACTTTTCATAAGGAACAGCCTGAACCAACGCTTTAGTGACAGCCATCTACTTGTCCTCTAATTTAGATTTAAGTTCTTCTACTTCAGAAGACAGCTCCTGAACCGCATTAACCAGCATTGGGATAAATTTGCTGTACTTCAGGCTATACATTTTTCCATCTTCACTAATATTAGAAATAAGATTACTTTTATCTTCACTATCAAATCCGTAACCTTTTTCCAATTCGTCCACATCTTGACCAAGAAAACCCACATCAAGTTGATCACCCTTATATTTTCCATCGGGAACAATATCGTGATCACGGCTGTAATGACTACGTTTATCCCACCGATAAGTTACTGGCTTCAATTGATTTACAAAACTCAATCCAGCTTTTAAATCTGAAATATCAGTTTTATCTCTTTCGTCAGAACTGTCCGCCCAAGCTACTTGAATAAACGCATGGGTAATATTTTCATCACCGCAACAGATTTGATTACTAGCTGTTGTAACCGCGCCTCCCGGAGATCCCGTAATTCCCGCATCAGCCCCAAGAAAAAGGTTATTTGATCCAGTTGTTACTGAAGTACCAGCATCTTTTCCTAAAGCTGTATTTGTGGCTCCGGTGGTATTAGCTCTCAGAGCATCTCTACCAACAGCAGTATTATTAGCGGATGTGGTACTGGAATAGAGGGCTTGATAACCAATCCCCGTATTGTAAGTGCCGGTAGTATTAGAATAGACAGCTTGAGTACCAACCCCAGTATTAAAACCGCCACTAGTGTTTAAATACATAGTAGCGTGACCAATCGCCACGTTCTGGTAACCGGTAGTGCTGGTAAAGAGCGTTAAGGTACCCACCGCCGCGCTCCTTGAGCCGGTCGTCTGCGCGGTCATGGATTCATAACCAACGGATGTATTGAAAATAGCAGTAGTGGATACCTCTAGGGCTCTAGTTCCAACAGCCGTATTATCTCCGCCCGTACTATTTGTTAATAAAGCAGATGAACCAATAGCGACATTACTATTAGCAGTTGTCGTTGCCCCGCCTGCATTGTCTCCTACAAAGGTGTTGTCAGTACCGGTCGTTACAGCATCACCTGCTGCATAACCGATTGCTGTGTTGTCTGTGCCGGAAGTATTCGCACCTAATGCCTCCGTGCCAATCGCTGTGTTATCACCGGCGGTGGTAGCGGCATTTAACGCCCCCGCACCAACGGCAACATTATTACTACCAGTTGTTATGGCACTGCCAGCCTCATTGCCCAAGGAAGTATTGGTGGAACCCGTTGATACAGCATCACCCGCAAGATTACCAACCAAAGTATTTGAAATGCCCGTACTAACAGCTAATCCTGCTCGATATCCGACCGCAGTATTATTATTTCCGGTAGCAACCTTTAAGGACTCAAAACCGACCGCTGTTCCTGTAGTTCCAGTAGACATAGTTAACAACGCTGATGACCCGACTGCCGTATGACCTGCTGCTGTGGTGACAGCCCCTCCGGCGTTATCTCCAACGAATGTATTGTTATCACCGGTGGTTACAGCGTCACCTGCCGCATAGCCTACTGCCGTGTTGTTTGTACCAGAAGTATTTGCGCCTAATGACTCCGTACCAATTGCTGTATTATCGCTAGCGGTGGTCGACGCATTTAATGCAGCCGCACCAACAGCAACATTATTACTGCCGGTCGTTATCGTACTGCCAGCATCATTTCCCAAAGTAGTATTAGTGGAACCCGTTGATATAGTAGCGCCCGCAGCATTGCCAACCAAAGTATTTGAAATTCCCGTGCTGACAGTTTTTCCTGCTCTATATCCGACTCCAGTATTGTTATTCCCGGTAGCCACCTTCAATGCTTCAAAACCAACTGCCGTTCCTGTCGTTCCGGTAGACATTGTTAACAAGGCAGATGAGCCTACCGCGGTATGCCCTGAAGCCGTTGTAACCGCGCCACCCGCGTTATCTCCGACGAAAGTGTTATCTGCTCCAGTCGTTACAGCATCACCAGCAGTATTTCCAACGATGGTATTCTCTGTTCCAGTGCTAACCGCAACTCCGGCTTGATAACCAACCGCACTATTATTATTGCCTGTTGCTACCTTGAGTGCTTCAAAACCAACTGCTGTTCCAGTAGTTCCGGTAGACATTGTAAGTAGTGCCGAAGAACCCACTGCCGTATGGCCCGAAGCCGTAGTAACAGCCCCTCCGGCATTGTCCCCAACAAATGTATTGCTATCGCCAGTCGTTACAGCATCGCCCGCTGCATAACCTACTGCGGTGTTGTCGGTTCCTGTTGAATTAGCCTTGAGAGTATCAGTTCCTACTGCGGTATTATCTGCAGCGGTCGTGGCTACCAGCAGGGCCGAGGAACCAATAGCGATACTATTACCGCCCGTAGTTAATGCGCCACCGGCATTGTGTCCAACCAGGGTATTATCTGATCCAGTAGTGACAGCATCGCCCGCCAAACGCCCAACGGCAACATTGCCTGCACCGGTTGAATTGGCAGCTAAAGTCGACGTTCCTACCCCCACATTATTAGAAGCAGTGGTGGCTACGAGCAGAGCCCCAGACCCAATAGCAACATTCGATCCGCCCGTGGTTAATGCGCCTGCCGCGTTATCTCCCACAGCGGTGTTATCAGTACCACTGGTAATAGCATCCATAGACGCTTCACCGATAGCAACATTATCCGTGCCGGTGGTTAACGCCGTGCCTAAAGAACCACTTCCCAGCCCAATATTGCCCGTGCCACCGGTCAGATCTAAAACATCAGTCACTGCTGCGCCTGAACCCGCGCCGTCAGCAACAATCATCTTGATTCCGCCATTGGGGATCACAACATTAGCGCCAGTACCTTGACTGATTGAAACAGCATATCCAGCCGAGTTCTGGATAATCCACGCTTTATTAACCGTATTAGGTGCAAGGGTGACCGTGTTAAGTGCAGTAGTGCTACCTGTCAGAGTCATTACCATCGCTCTGGCTGCATCAGAAGCTCCATCGGCTATCGTGATCGTATGGGTGGTTCCAGTAATTCCTTCTGAACCACTGCCGAAGGCTTCGCCTATCAACTCCAAATTTGTATTTGTTGATGATCCCCAGGTGCCTGATTCATCACCGGTTGCAATCTCTTTTAGTCTCAGATCGTTTACATATGTCGCCATGTTAAGCTACCTTTTCCCATTCAGGAGTCTGGTCACTATCTACCGAACTCCAGCTAGGTGTTTGTGATGTGGATACTGATGACCATGAAGGATCTTGAGTAGTTGATACAGCAGACCAACTTGGTGTCTGACTGCTACTGACAGCACTCCAATTCGGGGTCTGATCTGTATCCACAAGTCCCCATACCAAAACCTGCGTAATCTCACCAGTCCCGGCGAGACCTTCAAGCGTAATGGCTGAAGTCCCTGTAACCGTAACCGACCCAACCTCACCTGTAGCCACCGCCAGTTCGGTGAGAGTAATAATATTGTTGGTAACCAGCGAGAGGCTGCCCAGCGCCGAAGTCCCTGCCACACCCGTGGGATAGACATTCGCATCGCCGGTAACCGTTTCGTCACCTTGGGATATTGTGGATGCCGTACCGCTGACACCAGCAATAGCAAAGCCTGCTGCCAATAACGTGCCAACTGCACCGGTTCCCGCAAGACCTGTGACAGCGACATTGGATGCGGCAGCGATACTAAGCGTGCCAACCGCGCCCGTACCTGCAAGACCCGTAATCGAAACATTGGCAATACCCGTGGCAACCACTGTCCCAACGGCGCCTGCACCTGCAAGGCCCGTGACAGCGACATTGGATGCAGCACTGACACTGACTGAGCCAAGTGCAGACGTGCCGGCAAGACCGGTAAGCTCAACAGGATTTGGCTCACCCCAGGTGTTCGATCCCCAGGTGCCGCGACCCCAACCAGTGATATTTGCCACATCTCTCTCACTACGCTATGCGAATTACCGCGTTACTGGCATCCGCCGTTGGAAATGTAATCGTGAAACTTCCGGCAGTGGAAGTCTTGTCACCGCCAAAATCAAATACTGCCACAGCAGGGTCGCCCGATGCTGAATCGTTATAAATCATGCATCCCCGTGCAGTAATCGTAGCGGTGCCAAAGGTTAGATCAGCAAAATCCGTAAACGCAGTGGTTCCTGAAGTCGTTGGATCAATCCGAGTTAACGAGTCACCTTTGGCCGTATAATTCGTACCGCTGGACTCATCTGTGCTTGTGTATGCAGTCGTTGATGCCGACATGGTGGCCGAGCTGGTGTACAGCGCCAACCTGAAGGTATTACCACCCGAAAGCAGAAAATTATGCTTTGCTTCCATCAGTTCTTTCTTGAAGCTAGTACACATTGCTTGTGTGATTGCCATTAGAGTCTCCTAATAATTTCGGCCATATCACGGTGACCTTGTTGTTCCAATTTATTCCCTATCGTACAAATGTGACTTTCAATTGCCTTATGCATGTAATCGGCCAGTATTACTTCCACCTGCTGCTTGAACGCATGCGCCTGCTGCTTAATCGGCTCGGGGGCCGTATTGCTGATCCCAACAATTCTATTGGCCGCCATACGCGCCCATTCTTCCGGTGTGTGACCCCGATAATGAGTAGTCTCAACATTCAAGCTACCTACCGATGTATCTAATGCAGCCTGAAACATTAATAACTCGCTGGCTCAACAGCACGTAACCCAGTCCCTTGAACGAGCCGTATATTGTCCTGGCGACCCGAATATCCCGTCACAGGCTTATCCAGTTCGATCTCCGAATACTTGGTTAACTTCAGATCTCCTTCCTCATCCAAATACACCACCGGTGGATTCTCCAATCGATGATAGCCATACAGCTTCTGGTTCTCAGGAATGTTGGTATCGAGTAGTGAAGATCGCGGCGCAATAGACACTTCCATGCCCGAGGTAATACAACGAGACAACCAGAACTCACAGCAGGCACGGCCCAATTCGCCGAAATACACATTGGTTGTGTAACTGAAATCCGCACCGAACAGACTGAGTTTCTTCACCTTCATCCATAAGGCATAGGCAATCGCATAAGCAATCGTGTTGTTAAAATAACCGCAACCCAATTCCTCAACAATCTTCTCCAGTGGATACAGTTCTACCGCTGGCACGCGCTTATCCAACTCGCATGAATACACCGGACAGGTCAATTTCGGCAAGGTCTTACGCATCACTTTCGTCTGTGCTCCGGCATCTTCAGTCTCAAAAAACCGCGAAACCGGATCCATCATAAATACACGGTCGGCATCAACCACTGCGCACATCGAATTCACTGCCCACACTTCGTCGTATTCCACGCTATGCGTCAGCGACAGGTGGTAATCCAACTGGCTTTGACCCAAACCCAGCAATGCCACATGGTTGGGTTTCTCAGCCATCAGCTACGCCTCACCCTGACGGAACCGCCCCGGTAACTATCTGTAGTGCTGTAACCTTCGCCCAGATTCTTCAATTGTTGCACCGCCTCCTGATACCGACCTTCATACATCTGCATCAAATCAGCTTCACCTTTCAAAAAACTATAGGATTCAACTAAAGAGGCGTACAACAACGCCAGCTCGGCATTATCACCTAGCCAACTGGTACCGCTACTAGCGGCTGTAATGGACTCTGGCTTGTAAAAATAATGTAGTTCAGAGGTATAGCCACTACCTGGCGTCGGCCCAAGAATAAAAGAATCATCATCAAACAGGCCGTAATATTTCGGCACGCCGGTCGTAGATGCCACCGGATAGGCAGCCCGAATAAAATTCACATCTTTGAAAATCAGATATTCATAGCCACTATTGTCCAGCGCCAATGAATAGGGAGCGAGAAAATCACTCGGCGTTGCCAGATACGCATTACTGGCAGTCATCGTACCGGTGGTGTTCTTACGAAAATCAGGCAGTTGCACCGTTTTTAAAATACGGTTCTCCGCCTGAGTGATAATCGTGCCCAAATCATCGACAAACGTGGTCTCAGTTGTCTCCAGATAATCCTGGATAGCGGACTTCAGCGTTGTATATGTCCAAGCCATCAGCCCGTACTCACTGTCAGTCTGCCAACCTGACCATGCATAGTCAGTCCCACTGTCCGGCTGCCGAGGGCGCTATTGCCCCCGCCAATCGGATCCCACGCATAAAGGCGACGGCTCTCAGCCAAGGTAGAGTCCGGTCGGGCATTGCGTAATGCTTCTGGATCATTCGTATTAAACCGTCCCAACTGAAGTTGCGGCTGGTCTTTATCCACCACGTCTCTGCCCACACGCATGCCGGTCGGTCTACCACCTTGATACTGCTCCACCATATCTCTCAGCTTGTAGCGAAAGCCGGTACGGTCGCAGTAACCAAAAGCGTATTTGCCGTTCGCATAACTCATGGAAATCGATATCCTCCGGGCGTGATCCGAAATGCCGCTTTCTCTCTGTCGGCATCAGCCGCCAGATTCCATTGTTCCTCGTATTCTGATTTCAGCAACGGCGCTCTGTCCGAAACTTCAGGTCGTTTGAGGCTGATCTGATACGCCAGCCCTGAGACCAGACAAGGCAAATAGCGAGAAGGCACATCCATGTTATTGGATGCCGGTGATCCCGAGTCTTCGACACGCTGCATGTAGTAATACCCCAGCGTATAGGTTTCGGCAGTATCCGGAACCGGCCACAGATTCACCGCAATTGCAGCCGGATCTTTCTCCAACCAATACTGCAATGGCTTGGCTTTATTCAGCTTATTAGACAAATGCGAATACTGACTAATCGAAACCCGCGTCAGCACCTGATCGAACTGTTTGCTGCTATCGCCTGAATCAGTACGGATATAGGCTTCAATAATATCAACGATGTCACCCGCTAAAACATATCGGGCCGTCCCGGCAGTGATTGAAGTCGTACCTTCCTGTATCGTCCACAGATTCAGGCCGCGGTTCTGCCATTCCAGCATCAATAAATCAATACTTCTTCTGGCGGTACGAAAATCATAGCCGGTGCGTAATTCCAATCCCGCCCGCTCAAACGACTCTTCGATCATATCCGCCAGATCAAGAGTAAAAGCATAAGTTCCACTGGTCGCCATTAACGATTCCTATATGATTTTTTCTTAACTTTTTTTGGTGCCTCCTTAACAGCCGGTTTTTTCTTAACTTCAGGCTTGGCCGCAGCCTTTGCTTCAGGAGGTTCTGGCTGCATTCCAGCCAATCGTGCTTGAGCCTCTTTCTTACTCATCGCATCGAAAACAACGATATCGTATCCGCCTTCTGCGTTTTTCTTGCCTATCTGATAGACAGCATCTCCCATCCTGTCAGGATGAAGCGAAGTCCCGTTCTGAAAAATCTCAAGGTTTGCCATAGCTAGCTCCTACGAGTAATGCTTTACCATCTTCAG